TGGCCCGCTTTGAGAAAGAGGCACCCACGCTGACCGAGGACGGCACGACTGGCGCGCATTGAGGGCCTAACCCCTGAGTTCAGCGCGCGGCAGGCCAACGGCCTGACGTCCGCTGCAACGACGAGTTAGGCCTGCCAGCCACACACCCAGGGCGCAGCGAGAACACAGCCGACCGAGGACCCATGACGAAAAGCAAAGGCATCAAACGGCCTGATTGGAAGTGGACTGCCGAGCAGGATCAACTACTCATGGCGACTTATGAAAGCACTCGAAAGTCAGAACTCGCAAAAGCCATCGGCTGCACAGAAGGCCAGCTCATGAATCGCGGGAAAAAGCTGGGGCTGTCAACGCCGCCAGGCGTGTTCCTGGTGGGCTCCAAGAAGGGGGCAGAGACCCTTGTAAAGCTGAAAGAACGCATGCGCAAGGCAGCAGATGAAGGCCGGATCAAACCCCCAATGCGACACACCATAGACGCCGGCCTTGCTGCAGCACAAAAGCCAGAAGCGCGCGCGAGACGAGCCGCCAAAGCTGCGGACACGATGCGAGGAATTCCCCAGCGTATGGACGGGCTGTCAGCAGCCGCAGAGCACAACGCCCGAGCAAAGACTTACACGGTACTGGACCCTCATGGCACCGCCTTCACATTCAAAAATCTCAATCACTTTGTGCGCGAGAACCCACACCTTTTCCTCCCTGAGGACACCGTGTGGACCGGGCCAGAAAACAATCCATGGTGCAGAGCACAGCGCGGCCTAGGGAGCCTTTTCAAGACGCGACCGCGCTTCACATGGAAGGGATGGTCCGCAGTAAACAAGAGGGCCTAACCCGAGATAGGCGTCGTGGACGACGCACTATCCGGACAAAAGCGTCAAATCTGTCGCATAACCTGGGATTCCCGGCCTTTTACGACAGCCCGCCCACCGCAGGCTTTTCCTTTTCTGCCTCCGTCAGATCCTCCAGCTTCTGGCTCAGCTTGGTGAGCCAGGTCAGCCGCTCAGCATCGTAGGCATGCAGGTTGTAGACCCCCTCAATACCCGGCTGCACGTGCCCCAGCAGCGCCTCACCCACATCAGGCGGGCACCCCAGCGCCGTCACCAGCGTTCGGCAAGATCGGCGCAGATCATGCGGCGCCCAATGTGTCACCGGCAGGCGATGGCGGATGTACTCTGGCCTGGTCTCGCAGTAGGGCATGCGCATCCACACCGCCACACCAATGGATTTCTGCTCGACGTGCCCCAGCTCGGTGTGCGAGTGGAACAGGTGGCCATCAGGGCCAGGAGCCTGCAGCCGCCGGCGCACCACCTCAGCGGCACGGCCAACCAGCGGCACACGCAAGTCCGTCGCCCCCTCGACATGGGCGTTCTTTGTTTTGGCCTTGGGGATCTGCCACCAAAGCCCAGCAGCGCCCTCATCCCTGATTTCCGTGGCCTGCATGGCCACGATCTCAGATCCACGGCACATGGTCCACAGGTACAGCGTCAGCTGATCTTCGTTGTTGCGCGGGAAATTGGGAAGCCAGGCCACCAGCTGCCCCAGCTCAGCAGCCGACAACGCACGCTTGAGCGGAGAAGCCTTGCCCTGAATGGTCTTGCCCTTGGTGCGCAGCTTGCCGCGCAGGATCTGGCGCCACCAGTTGGGCGTGTCTTCGGGAACCTTGCCCGAGTCGATACCATAGTCCCAGGCCGCGCCAAGTTCGGCACGCAACTTCCTGGCCTGGACAGGGATGCCAGCATGCGCCTCGATCGCGGCATAGGCCACGGCCCGCGTGACGCGCCTGGGGCTCAACGCAGCCAGATCGCCCAGCATGGTGTCAAACATCCGCCCCACCTCGGTCCGGCCCTTGGCTTTGCGCCTGGTTTTCAGGCTGCCCACATAGTCGGCGCAGAGGTGGCGCACCAGGTAGGCCGCATCCTTCGCTTCGGCCTTGGCCCTCTCTTGGGCGACCAGTTCAGCATGCCGGCCGGCGCGCTTCTCAGCGGCCGGGTCCTGACCACGGTCGCGCATGCTGCGTAGCTTTTCCCACTCCACCCATGCGGCCTGATACCCCAGCGCTGGCCAGCGGCCAATTCTGATCTGGCGCATCCGCCCATCGACCGGCGACCGGTACCGGTAGATCCAGGCCTTGGCCGACTGCGAGGCCTCCAGCCTCAGGCCGGGCGCCTCTTCGATGGTAAGGTGCTCCCCCGGCGCGAGCAGCTTGGCTGTGCGTGCATCAAACATCTTGCGTAGCTTTTGGGGTTTCTGGAACCCACGCCGGCTGCCCTGCGTAGGTTTTTGTTTTGGTCTTCCAGAATCCTACGCCAAAAACGCAAAAGCAGATGCACGCAAGCAAATGCATATGCACAAGGCGCGAAACATTGATTCAGGTGCAAGTGATTGATGCAGAAGGAAAAAACAGGCTCGCCCGTTGAAGATCAACAGCTTGCGAACGGGTCGATTTTGAGTCATACACCGATGATGCAACGGTGCGTTTCCCTGGCACGCGCAGCGCCAAAAGTGGAAACCTACGCAGAAACTCACGCAAAAAAGGCCCGTAAGGCCTGAACCCCACGGGCCAACACCCCGAAAACAGTCAGTTTGTAGCCTGCCAGGCCGCTCGAAGCAGCAACCGGCACAGGGTCAAGGTTTCGCCGGTGTCCCGGGCTGAGACGGCGAACTGGGCGAGCTCAAGCCGAGCCTGCCCATCGAGGATGACAAGATCGCCTCCAGCCACACCGGGTAGTCCGGCACTGGCGTTTCCATCACCTCCGCCGGCGGCGCCGGCACCCGCACCAGCGGCTGCACCACCTGGATGACAGGCGATGGGGCGGGCGTACTGCTGCAGCCGGCCAGCCAGGCCAGCGATGCGGCCAGCATCAGCCGCGCGAGATGTCGTGAGTGCATCAATGGTCTCCTGAAACTGCCCCTTGAGCGTGGCCTCTTTGGCCTCCGCGCGGCCGCGGGCTGCGGCCATGTCCTTGGTGGCCTGCAGCTGGGCGCCAGTCAACTCCAGCCGGGCCTGCGCAGCCTGCGCCACTGCCCGCGCTTCGCTCAGCTCAGCCAGCTGCCCATGCACCGTGGCCACCGCGAGCACCAGCGCCCACAGCCAGCCCGGCACCAGGTCAAACAATGCGAGCACCTTAGCCATGGGCCACCTCCCCGCGACACACAGCCCGCTCCAGCGCCCGCCGCTTCGTCAACCCGGGCAGCGCCACCATCACCCCGCCCACGCTGGCCTTGTCCCAGCGCGGCAGCTGGTCACAGGCCTCCAAGGCCCGGCTAGCGCGCAACAGGCGGGCCGCTGTGCTTTTGTCCGGCCGGCACACGATGGCGGGGCCCAAGTTGAAGACCGCATCGCTCCAGGCGGCCAGCTGGTGCGGCGGAAGGCCAGGCGCGCAGCGCTCCACAGCCTCCACGGCCGCCGTCATGTCCCGATCCAGCCGGGCGCGGCACTCGGCCATGCTGTAAACCCGCGATGGGTCCACATTGCCCGTGCTGCCCCAGCACACCGTCAGGATGCCGGGCGGGTCGCGGTAGGCCACCTGGCGCAGGCCCTCGGCCGGCATGGCCAAGGCCGAAGCCAGCGCCACAGCGATCACCACGCGGGGTGATTTGGGCTTCGGTGCGTCAGCCATGATCAGCACCCCCTGCAGCGCGCTGGAAATGGCAAGGCACCCCATCACGCCAATACCTGGCCGTCAGGCCCTGCACCATGAACATGGCGGCCTCCAGGGCCAACTGTGCTACCCCAGGCGCCCGCGCGGGCAAGCAAGGCGCGACCCATCCGAATGGCGCCACACCCACCGCCAGCACCGTGCCGGCCAAAACCATGAAGGCTATACGCACAGGCATGTGCGTGTTGTGATCCGTGCGCACCAGGCGGCAAAAGCATGTCCAGAAAATGGCGCCGCACAAAACGAAGTTGAGATAGACGTTAATCACTGCTCACCCCCAACAAACTGCAGAAAGCGTTTAACCACCGCGCTTTTGATATCCCCCCAGCGGTCACCAACCAAGGCCAGGAAAAACGTACCCGTGGGCGTAGCCACATGGGCGGGCACACCCACCTTGGATTCAAGCAGCCAGGCTGCAGCGCCCGCCAGCACCATGGCCGTGAGCACCACCCGAAACACCAGCTTCACACCATCCCACCGGGTCTCGGTTTGCGCCGCTGCCAGCGGGTACAGCGAGCCCACCATGGCGGCAATCAAAATACCCGCGTACTGATCCACGAAGGGTGTCAGAAACGCCACAAACACGGCTGCCGGTGCCGCACGGCCTGAAACATCCATCACACCACCCCTTCGACTGTCAACTGAAGTATGTTTTGCTCGGATTCATTGCATTTCATGGTCCAGTTTTGGCCATATCCAATGATCCATGTCGAAGGCCTGGAATCAACACCGATCCACATCAGCGGCAAGGCTCTGTTGCTTTCAAGCAGGGCAATTGCCGCCTCTGCAGCGGCATCATTGCCAAATTGCGATGATATATTCATGCGAGACGAAAAGCCGCGCTTGGTTATGGAAACATTGCCGTATTCGTCAACCGTCTTTTTTGAATAGTCATTGATTGAAACATCCCATCCCTTTCGGGTAGCGCCCATGTCGTGCAACTTTCCAATAATTATTTCCTTGAAGCACCCCATGGTTCCACCCCCCGGCCATCTTGTTATCCTTAATGCCGGCTGTGACGCACCAGGAAATGAGACCGCAAGCAGGCTGCTAACATCAGAAAATGTATTCTCACTATCCAAATCCACCTGCATGCTGCTAAGAGCTGTATAGGCGCCAAACATGTCAACAGCTACATATTCTATGTTAAGAGATACGCCAACGAAAGTTGCTCCCAAGAATATTAACGAATCAAAACCCTTTGACAAAAGTATCAACTCAGTCCCTGTAAAGTCTGTTGACTTTGTTGACATGGACAAGTCGAACGGGGCGTATCTTTCCGTAATACTGTACTTTGCCCAGTTCGCTGTATCCAGATTTGGCGTTACTGTGCTGGCGCCCGATGACGTGATTTTTTTGTAGGCATAAGCGCCGCCATAAATAACAATGGTCCCGACCGTGTAAGCCGTGCTTGTGCTGAATGTCGGATAGGTTGTGTAATCACCCGGTATTTTTGAAGCCGGGTATGTGCTTTTATTGATGGTAATGGCTGACGGAACGATAACCTTCATGGCAACACCTTCACGTTAATGGATTCGCCAGGGTTGGAAATAGATTCCAGTGTGTCGCTGGCTTTCTTGAATATGGAAACCAGCTCATTCACTGAATTGGTTTGAGCGCTGAGCGCGGTCAACATCTGGGCCTTGAGCTGATCCACCGCCGAAGTCGTCTTGTCAGCCGACACCGCCAGTTCGCTCTTGGCGCCCGAGCCACCCGCATACAGCCCCGTGCTGCCCACCAGCGCCAGCGTGTCCTTCAGGCTCGAAAGCGTGTTCGCCTGTACCGCCTGGAACCCAGCCAGCGAGGTGGACGAATCCTCCGCAGCGCGCAGCAAGCTCTGGCTCAGCGACGGCAACAGCTTCATCGAGTCCACATCACCGGCCCGGGCCGAAGCCGTGCTGATCGCGAACTGCGCCGCGATCGTGGCGTAACTCCCGCCCGTCACCGACAACCCCTCGATGCGCTTGATCTCATCCGCGATGCCACCCGTGGCCGCTGAGATCGAATCCATCAGATCAGCGAACCCCTGCGACAAGCCCAACACCCCGCCCAGCAGGCGCTGGCCAGCCTCGGTCCCGGTGTCGATGCCTTTGACCAGCTTGCTGAAGCCGGCGGCGGATGAGGGCATCGTCAGGCCCAGCTTGGCGAACTCAGCCGCCATCAGCCCCGACTTCACCCGCAGCTGCTCGCCATCGGTCAAGAAGCCCTCACGGAAGGCTGCCAGGCCGTCCGTGAGCGACTGCAGGCTGCCCGCGCCGTCCAGCATCGCAAAGCCCACCGCCTGGCCACTCAGCCCCAGCAGGCGCAGCGATGAACGCACATCGGTCAGCGCCGTGTAGGTCTGCGCGATCTCGCTGGCCGAGCCGCTCAAGGTCTGGATGATCTGGCTCATGCCATTGCTGGCCTTCTCGACCACCAACAGAGATTCCTTCACCTGCTCAGAGCCCACATCGGCCTGCTTGTTCGCCAGCTGCGCCAACTCCACCGCCGTGACGCCCAGGTGCCGCAGCGCCGATTGGGCCTGCTCGGTCCCGCTGGAGACGCGCACCACAGTCTGCAGGTAGCCTTCGCCCACCCGCTGAAAATCATCCAGCCCGCCCAGCGCCGCGCTGGCCAACCGATCACCCATGGCCGAGAACACCGCCGACAGCCGCTCCTGCTGCTGTTCACCCGTCAGGCCCTGCAAATCGATGCGGCCGATGTCCACCACGAAGCTGGCCACCTTCTCGCTCACTGACCTCAGATCAGCGCCCAGCGGCCCAGATGCCGCCTTGATGGCATCGGCGTAAGAGCCGACGATCTTCGTCACCTGCGATTCAAACGATGCATCGGCCTCGGTGAGCTGGGTGCTGCGGCTGGTCGATGTGGTGATGCCCAGCGTTTTCTTCTTTTTTTCGATGTCGGCGTAGTAAGACGCATCGAAACCTTTGGACAGGATGCTGGTCACCGACTGCCCATCGGCAGAAATGCCCTGGCCCTTCACCGAAGTCTTGGTGCCGAACAACCCACCCACCAGCGAATCGATGGCACCACCCAGCCCCAAGAGCTCGGAAATGCCAGCCGTCAGGCCAAACGCCACGCCCCGGGCCACGCCGCCCACCGCACCGCCCACGTCATTGCGCCGGAAGCCCACATTGATGCCCGAGGTGGCCGCATTCAGCGCGCCCGATTGCACCAGGCCCGCCGCCATCGCCTGGATGCCGCCCTCGATGTTCGTCAGGCTCAGCGCCATCTGTGCGGCATAGCGCGCCGTCTGCGTGTCCACCTGGCGCAGCGATTCCAGCGACTTGCTCACCGATTCGCTGGCCTTGCCGTTGTCGCCCAGCACCGTGCCCGTGCCGCTGTTCGTCTTCGCAAAGGATCCACCACTGCCACCACCACCGAACAACGACACCCCCAGCCCCGCCAGGGCCGCAGATGTGGCCGCCAGCGCCGCCAAATTGAACGGGAAGGGCAGCCCAGCCATGGACGACACAGCGGCCTCCACAGCCGATGCCGCCGTGCGCACGCCCGATTGCGCCAGCGACAGGATGGTGAAGCCCGATTCGCTGGCCGCCTTGGTGCCGTCGCCCGCCACCTTGGCGCCCACCTCAGCCTGGATCAGGCCCGACTTGATCAGCGCCGCCTGCGTGGCCGCGCCCAGCTCAAAGGCCCGGAAGCCACGCTCAGCCGTCTCCATCAGCTTGAAGCCGGCGGTGTGCTCACCGAAAAAGCCCTTGGCAGACCCGGTCAGCGCCGCATAGCTGTTGAGTTGCTGAGCGAACCAGCGGGCATCCACCGCGGCGAGCTTCTCCGAGTTTGTGCCCGCAGCCTTGCGCGCCTCGTTGTACTTCTCCTGCTCATCCACCAGCTTGCTGAAGCCCTGAACGAAAGCGCCCAGGCTCTGGCTGGCCTTGTCGAAGCCGGCTGACAGGTCGGTGCCAATGTCGCGGCTCAGGTAGCTGTCGACCACGCTGGTGCCGGCCTTCTCGCGCACACCTTGCTTGGCCGTGGCCAGCTTCTTCTCGATGTCGTCCAACTGGGCCTGCAGCTGGTCGGCCATGCCGGCCTGGCCATCGGCCCGCATCATCGCGATCTGGTTGACCAGCGTGGTGCGCAGGCGGGCGGCATTGCGCTCCAGCTGCACCACCGCGACCTCGGCTTCAGCCTGGGCCCGGGCCAGCGGGCTGGTGATCTGCTGCGCCATCGCGGTGGCCGTCTGATCGGCCAGCTGGGTGGCGAACTGATCCGCCTGGGCCCAGCTCTGGGCCCAATCCTTCGCATGCTGCTGAGATTCGGCCAGGGCCCGCGCTTCTTCCTTGGCGCGCTGCACCAAGGGCAGGCCCTTCAGATCAGCCTGAGCCGAGGCGCGCTGGCCGCCCAGATCCACCAGGCGGGCCTGCTGCGTCAGCTTGCCCGCCTCATCCTGCGGGGTACGCTTCTTCTCGGCTGAGATCTCCGCATCGATCATGGCGATGCGCTCGCCAATGCGCTTTGCTTCGATCTTGGAGCGCGCTTCTTCGTAGTCGCGCACGCTGACCAAGCCCATGGCGCGGTTGATCTCCAGGCGGCGCTCCTGGTCTTGCGCGATCGACAGGCGCAGCGTGCTGGCAGAGCGGGCATTGGCCAGGCCCAGGGCCACATCGGCCGCCTCACGGGCCATTGCATCGCGGTCGACGTTGGCGCGGCGGATCTGCGCCAGGTCGCGCTCTTGCTGGTCTGGGCTGATGGGCGTGCCAGCAGCGGCCTGCTCATCCACCACCTGCTGGTAGTCACGCAGAGCGCGCGTCAGCTTGGTTTGGGCATCGTACTGATCTCGGATATTGGCCAGGTACTTCTGACCCATGATCACGCGTTCGTCAAACACCTGACGGGCAGCACGGGTCGTTGCACTGGCGTCATCGCGCAGCTTTTGCTCTCGCAAGTGCTGCAAATTGGCCTGAGCCTCATCCACACCGTAAAGGTCCACACCCTTGAAAAGGGAATGGTCGGCCATGCCCTTTTTCGATGCCAGCACGGCTTTGGCCTGTGCAATTTGCTTGTCGATGCTCTGCTCACGATCAAAGCCGAGCATTGCATCCCACGCCGACTTGGCGCCATCCTTGACAGCATTCCAACCTCTCTCAAGGGCGCCCAAATTGGCCAGCAAAGCCGCCCCACGCTCCGCCATCATCTGCGAATATGCATCCTGCGCAATCCGGGTCGCCTCGGTGGTCTTCCCCTCCAGCTCAAGCGCCACCACATGGGCATATGTCGATGCCGTCAGAAAGTGATATTTCTCATTGAGCTTGACCAGCCCCTCCGCCGGACCCTTGGCAAGAGAGGCCATCTCCTGCACCAACTCGCCCGTGGCCTGGCCAGTCGCCTTCGAGAACGACACGATCCCCTTTGCGCCAGATTCCATCACCGACTTCGCGACTTGCCCCGTCGCCACCATCTCGGTCAGAACCTCCGCCGCTTTGCCCTGGGTGCCGATGGTCTTGGAGACACCACTGGCCATCTCCGCCAATTGGCTTGACGTCACACCTGCGATGCCGCCCGTCTTGATCAGCTCGGCCCGGTACTTTTCCGACTCCATGCGGCCCAGCACCATGGCCGTGCCCACCGCCGTCAGGCCAACGCCCACCGCAACAGCCGGGTTGGCCAGGCCGGCCAGGTACTTGGTGAGCCCACCAATGGCCGGGCCCACCCCACCAAACTGGTCTTTGATCTGCCCGCCCTGCTGCAGCAAGATCGTCAGCGGGCTGGCGCCGCCCTGCAGCTGCGTCACCACGTCCGTCATCTGCGCTGGCAGGCTGCGCATGGCTGCAGCCGTCTGCGCCGCGCTCACCTGGCCGGCCTGGCCGATCCGGGCCACCGCATCCGCCGCCACCCGGGCGTTGGCGGGCACATTACCCGGGTCCAGAGAAACGCGGTAGCGGATGTCGGTGGTGCTCATCAATCAGTCCTTCTTGGCGGCTTCGGCAAACATCACCAGCGCCTCGTCTTCCAGGATGCCCAGCACACCGAAGGCGCGCTTGAGCCGCTTGCGGCCTATGCCCAGCTGATCGGCCACGATCTGGATCACTGCGTAATCCAGGCCCACAAAGCCGGCCATGCTGGTGCGCCACTGGGTGCGCATCGCGGTGAACAACATCACCGCGTCTTCGTCATCCGGCCAGTACTGCACTTCAGCCGGGGTTGAGGGCGCTTCGCCCTCGGGCAGCGCCAGCCCGAAGGCCTTGGCTGCAGCGTGCGTTTCGTCGCGTGGCGGGCGGCCCATCACCGCCCGGGCCACGCGCCTCAGTTTTTTACGCGCGACTCCGTCAGGTTCTTTAGGTAAGCGCGGTAGATCTCCTGGCCGGCCGTGGGGCGCGCCTCCAGGAAGGTGGCGAAGTTCTCGGGCGTGAACTCGGCATCCACACCGGGCCAGCCCGCCACGATGTCGGCCAGGTATTCCGGGTCCTTGATCGCGTTGCCGGCGGCTTCACGCTCCACCGGCAGCTTCACGAAGGCATCCAGATCCTTGCGGCCCTTGTGCTTGAACACAAAGGCCACGTTCACCGGCTCGGCCTGGCCGGGCTCGCTCAAGGCCACATCGGCCTCGAACGTGGGGTTGGGGTTGAGGCTGAGCTTGCTCATCACAGGCACACGATCCGGAAGTCATCGTTGGCGGCCGAGGGCCGCAGCGTCATGCCGATGTTGCTCAGCATCACCTTGCCGTTGATCTGGTCATCCACAGCCGTGAGCACACCCACCGGCGCGTACACCAGCACCTTGCTGCCAGCTGTGGTGCCATGCACGAAGCCGAAGGCCCGCGTGGTGCCAGCGGCCATGTCGGCCACCAGGGCCACATGGGCCGTGGAGCCCAGGTCGGCCACGATCTTGGCGCTCGGGTTGCGGCCGTAGATGCCGATGGATTCCTGGCCCACCAAGGCCAGATCCTGCACATCGCAAGCGAAGTCCAGGCCAACCTCTTCGAAGCTGTACAAGGTGCCGCCCGACAGGGCGCCGGTCGCATAGGTCACAGCGCCCACGCTCACCTTGGTGGTTGCGGCCGTGCCAATGGCCTGGCCACGCTTCCAGGCCGACAACGTGGGCACAGGCGGCGCCTGCACGTTCACGCTGGTCACCAGCGCCTGGAAGGTGAAATCCAGGCTGGGCACAGCGCCCACCTTGGCGTTCAGCTTGGCGGTGCCCGCGGCAAAGTTGTACTGCTCCAGGCGGCCGTTGATGTAGGCCCAGATCGTCAGCGTCTTCATGTTCAGGCTGACCGGGGTGTATTCCACCCGGCTGCCCGCCGTGATCGTCTCGGCCATGCCGCAGGCCTGCAGCAGGTCGCCCCACTCGGGCGCGGTGCCAGCCGTGCCAGAAGCTGACATTTCCACGCTGAACGAGATCTGGCCACGGCGGCTGTACGGCAGCTTGTCAGGCGCAGCGAACGTGCCCGTCATCACATCGCGCTCGGCGAAGTTCTGAACGGTCTTCACGCTCAGGTTGCTGACGCGAATGGCCACCGCATCGGCGGTATTCGTGGGGGTGGCATCGGTGCCGGAGGTGGTCTCCAACTTGGCAAGGATGACGGTGTTGTCAATGGAACCGGGCATGGATCACTCCTGAGGGGTTTCGGTACCCGACGCATCGGCATCGGGCGCGGCATCGGGCACAGCAGGGATGGCGCCATCCACCACCAGCGCAACGTCCGGCAGCTCGGGCTCATCACCCCAGCGCAGGCCGGCCGCGCGGGCCGTCTGGGCATCGGCAGGGGTCAGGCCGCCATCGGCATCGCGGATCCACGAACCACCAGCGGTGGGCGTGATGTCCGAGCCATCGTCGGCGGGCGGAATGCGGGTGGGCTTGCTCATGAAAGCGTCTCCAGGGTCAGAGATGCAGCGCGGTGCTGCACGTTGTAGATGGCGATCACCACACCGATGCGCTCATCTGCATCGTCCTGGGCCCACTGCAGAGAGGGCGCCAAGGTGATCGAAAAACCCGCTGCATCCAGGGCAGCGGCATTGGCCGCGATGCGGCTGTGCGCCTCTTGCAGCACCTGTCCGGCAACGGTGTCGGTGTCGGTGTCGGTACCGGCGCCGCCGTTGCCACGGGCACGGCCCAGGCACTCCAACACCAGTTGCGTGTCGTAATCCACCGGCGCGCCATAGCCCGCCAGCGGCTGGGGAACAGACCGCCCCAGGCGCACGTTCACGGCCTGAGGCGTATCCGCGCTCACAGCCCGCGTCCGAAAGCGCCCCACCTGGCCACCAGCCACAGCCGGCGCGCCCGTCAGGTGCGCTTCGATCAGGTCCACCAGATGGGCATGGGCCAACATCAGCCTTGCTCCACCTCGAAGCTGACCATCATCGTGCGGCGGTCCAGCTGGGGCTCTGTGGCCACCGTCCAGGCTTCGGCGCCAATCGTGATCGGCGCGCCCTCGACTGTGGCAGCGGGCAGGTCAGCGGCCAACGCCACCACCACAGCCCGGCCGGACTGGGCCAACACACCGCCCACCATCAGGTTCGTGGGCCGGTCAGTGAACTGCACGGCGAAGCTCACCCCACCCACCACGGCCTGCGCATTGGCCATGCGGCGCATGAGCGCCTCGCCCATGCGGGCGCCAGCCTGCGCAAAGCCATCGGTGGGGAGGGTGATCACGCCCATGGTGCAGATCAGCGGATCACGCCGTCCACGTAGATGCGGCCGGTGGTTTCGCCGTTGGCCTTGGCCACCGTGAACGCACCGATCAGCGTGTTGGCGCCAGCCGTGGCCGTCACACGCTTGTTGGTGTTGTCCCAGTAGGCCTTGGCGCCCTGGGTGGCGGTGTCGGTGCTCAAGGCGGTCAGATCGAAGACGCCCTCGGTCTTGGCCTCCACGCTGGCGCCATTGGCCGCGTCAGACGCGGCCACACCGAACAACGAGCCCACCAGCAAGCCGCCACCAGAGGCGACGGCATAGGGCGCGATCAGGGTGACGGTTTCACCCTCGTTGACAAAATTCTTCATACAACCTCTGTAGGTGGTTGGTGGTTGCTGTTCAGCCTGGCCGCATCACCGATGAAGCCAGGCCATCACGATCAGGAGCCGTTCGAGCGGCACAGGCCACGGTGGTCGATCACCTTGGTGGCGAAGTCCTCGCGGCACTTGAAGCTCAGGCCGTCGACCTCGAAGCCCACTTCGCTTTCGATGACCGGGCCTTCTGCGCCGTCCAGGTAGCAGTACTCGACCGTGTCCACCTGGCTGCTGTTGGCGGCCAGATACCACTGGGCAGCGCTGGAGCCATCCAGCACCGGCTCCACGATCGGCTCCAGCGCGGTGCGGCCACCGGTGCGGAACTCGTTCACCTCGCTCTTGGTGGCGGGCGTGTACTGCGAGCTGGTCAGCTGGTAAGCCGTCTGTTCCAGATCGGTCGGCACGATCAGGTAGGCCGGCGCCAGGTTCAGCTCTTCAGACTGCATGCCCTTCTGCTTGCGCATCGCCTTGCGGCCATCGCTCAGCGCCGTGAACTGCAGGGCCGAGCCAGCGCCCGTGAGCAGGTTGCCGTGGCCGGCGTTGAACAGCGCGATGCCATCGGCCAGGGGCGCGTTGGCCGTCAGCTGGGCGTAGACCATGCGGTTTTCAAGGCGGGCCGAAGCGCCGCCGAAGCCCGTCACCATGCGGTCGAAGGCGCGCAGGTCATCGTTGATCACAGCCTGGCGCGACAGCGACACAATGCGGCCGTAGGTCAGCAGCTGATAGGTCTCGGCGCCGTCTTTCAGGGTGCCGTACTTGAACTCGCCGTGCTCGTTGGTCTGCAGCAGATCGGGCATGGCCGACATCTGCACCACGCTGATGCTCTTGAAGTCCGGCGCGTTCGGCGCGCGGCGGGCCCAGCGGGTGTAAGTGCCGGGGTTCTCTTCGTAGCCCATGCGCAGGCGCTTGTTGGCCACGTTGGACATGAGCGACGAGAAGTCGCTCACCGTGTTCAAGCCACCGCTGCGGAAGGTCAGCATGCGCGTGGCCAGCGTCATCTTGTCCATGCCGCGCGTGTTCACACCGGCGGCGGCCAGCATGTCGCGGCCCACCTCCAACAGCGACATGCCACGATACTGGCGGCCGTTGTCGGTCAGCTGGGCGCGCGCATCCACGCGGGCCAGCATCGCCTCGCCGATGCCCGCCATGCGGGTTTCCAGCTCATCGCGCACGGTCTCCACGCGCACGTTGGTGTGGCCACCGGCAGCGGCATCGCGGCGGGCCAGCTCATCCAGCACGGTGCTGCGGGCATCGTCCAGGCTGCGGCCCGAGCGGATCAGGCCAGAGGCCAGGCTCGGCAGGTTGTGGCGGGTGCACAGGTCGATGATGTCAGCGGCGGCATTGACCTGGTCAGCGCCGCGCTGGGCTTCGCCGGCACCGGCATTGCCGGCGCCCACGATGGTGGTGGTGATGGGCGTTGCGGGTGCGCCGCCCGAGGTGGTGTCAGCCTGGTGAGGCATGGAAGTCTCCAAACGGGAGTTGATGGGCGCACTCGCCCGGACGAATTCGCAAGGCAGGCCGTTTTGATGGCTGCCATTGCGAGCACTGGAATCAGCGGCCTGTTGCTGGCCGCGCGTTTGCGCGCCCGGATCAGCGGGCACGGTGACAAAAGAGATTTCCTGCGGGGTCCAGCGCACAGCGCGGTACAGCGGCAGGTTCACGCCATCGGTGCGGTCCTGAGCGCGCACGATCTCGTAGCGCTCGACCGAGTAGCCAAAGCTGATGCTGCGGATGATCCCGGCCTTGATGTCGGCCACGATGCCAGCCAGCTCTTCGCGCTGACTCAAGCGCAGCAGGGCGCGGCCTTCGCCGCCATCGATCCAGCCGCGTGTGGCCACGCCCAGAATGGACGCCACACCGCCATAGACCTTGTGGCCATCGAGCACCTGAACCACACCAGCTTCGAAGCGGGTCATGTCCACCGCATCGGTGCTGACCACGAGCTCTTCTTCGTAGAGGGTGTCGTTCCAGTAGTCAAAAGCCCGGCGGCGCGAGCCGGTGGTCCAGATCACCTCGACGGTGTTGTCCGTCTCGTTGTACGTGGACGGGACCAGGGTGGCCGCACGAACCTGCGGAGGCAGGTCGTGGGTTGTGACATCGGTTGGGGTTTCGGTGCTCGGCATGAGCAGACACTGTGCCGAGCGGGTTGTCTCACGTCACCGGAATGAGTGAGACAGAATTGAGTGCGTGCGCAGGGAATGAAAAACCCCGCCGAAGCGGGGCACTGGGTATCGCCCGCTCTGTCTCCAGGCGGGCTGTGGGGTGGGCTGCTTAGATCACGCTCAGCGCGTGGGCAGCAGGGCCAGGATGAGGGTGTCAATCGCTTCATTTTCAGAGCCCCACAAAATTTGGAGACCACATGCGACGAGCTGCCTCGGCGGGCGTCATCATTCCCCGCGCGAGCACAAGCCCGGATGTGACAGATCCCACACCCGGCACCACCACAGAGTCGTCAAACAAAAGTGAGGGGCAATCAAAGTTGTCGACGCCATCGACCAGCGCCCCGGTCGGATCTGATCCTGTGTACGCCAGGCGGCGGAAGCCACCAACCCTGTTTTGTAGATCCGAGAATTTGTAGACAGGCGACAGTACAGCGATCACGCCATTTCGGCCCGACAGCTGGGATCGAGTGCTTGACTCGACCCAATTGCCCCAGACGCGACTTCCCAATGTCAAGCCGCCGACTGCTCCGAAGCCATTGCCAGCAAATCGACTGTTGAGAACCTGGTTCCGCAGCCCCCGGTTCAGCGACACGCCCATGCCTGCGTTGTTGATCAACTCGCAGTTCATGACGATCGAATCGCTCGTGAAATCATCGAACGCGATGCCGTGCGCTTCATGGGTCGATGTCG